TTAAATCTGGGTGGGCTTTTTTCACGCCTGGCAAAAATGTCGCCTTAGACGACCTCTCCAGCCTTTATTCCGACTCCACGGGGTCGAATTGCCTCAAGCTCGACAAGTCGGAGATGACTTGCGAGCTCACCGGCGACGAGGGCTTCCGCGTCTCCTCGGTCTTCACCTACAAGGACGGCTGCATAAAAATCGACCATCCGGACGAAGACTGCGACATCCAGGTGATCGACAAGGACAGCGTCTATTGGGCGGCTAAGGACGTCTTCATGGTGGCCGGATTATGAAAAGGATCAGCATCAACTGGAAATGGGTCGCGACGGGGCTCCTTTTGGCGGGAGTGGCCACGCTGGTGGTTCTCTCTCCGGACGCCTTCATGAACCTGGTACATAGCGTCATATCCCTTTTGGCGGCGCTGGTGAGGTACTTCTACGCCATCGCCACAGGGGACATCGCAGGGAGGTTCAATAACGCCCCTCTCCCGTTCGACCTAATCGATTTCGGCCAGTTCCTCGCGCCGATCAGCTCCGACATGAGGGCGGCCAAAGGCTTCTTCTTCTCCGGGCTCCGGATCCTTTGGGACTGGAAGTTCCTCGAATACGAGTGGTCGCTCTTCTCGAGCTGGCTGAGCGTGGCGGCGCGATTCGTGCTGCTTCTGACGTTCTTCCTCCCTTTGCTGTGGCTTTGGCTTTCGGGCTACCTCAAGAAAAACAAAGCCGCGCCCGGAACGAGGTCGAAGCAGCTGAAGGCGTACGATCGCCTGAAGGAGAAGGTCATTACCCCGACTATCGAGTGGCTGAAGGGGTGGTTCGGCTTCATGATGGGGAAGAGATGGGTCATCCCATCGATTGTCCTCGCGGTAGCGTTCTCGTTCAACCTTTGGAGCTTCGTGATCGACTTCTTCTCCTATTACCTGAATTTCTCCGTCGCGTGGAGCGGGGCCGTCCTCTTCAAGGGCCTCGTGAGCGGCGGCGTGCTGCTGTGGAAGCTTATATCCTTCCTCGGCGAGTTCTGGCTTTCCGTGATAGCCTATTTCGTATTTGACGCCATCCGATGCCGGATAGCCACCAAGAAGGAATACGAGTTCCACGAGAAGAACAAGACGTTCATCGAGACCAAGCTGGGCCAAAGCGTAATACTCTCCGGCCCCCCAGGAACAGGCAAGACGATGACGAACTGCTCGATATCCCGCACCAGGGAGGAGATGAACCGCGAGGGTTTGTGGAAGGTGATGGACTTCTTCTGGACCGGCTTCCCGAAGTTCCCCTGGACGACCTTCTACGACTTCGTCTTCGACAAGATCGGCGACAAGACCTTCCAGAACACGGCCCAGATAGACGACTTCATAGAGAGAAAGGAGAAGGCCTGCCTGACCGGGACTGGGGATTACCCTGAGCTCCTTTGGGGCTACCGCTACTCCGACCCCAGGAAGGGGCATTTCTACGACGAGCTCCACAACTACCCGATCTTCGAGGCCCTTAGGAGCTGCGCCGAGGCTTTCTTCCTGTATCAGAGCCCGGACGCGCTGCTTCAGTCCGACTACACGGTCCAAAGCTACCTGAAGTACGAGAAGGGGGCCTCGATACCCAAGATATCGTACAAGATCTACGAGATCGACTACCGCCACGCGGAGGACGTAAAGAAGATCGCGGTCCACCTCGACTTCAACGAGTTCCGTCTCGTGGCCCCGATATCCTGCGACAGGGACCCCAAAACGGGCGATTTCTACAAATTCGATCCCAAAGACATACCCTCAGTCGCGGTCGTCGAAGGATTGGTCTACTCTTCCACCGAGATAAACAAGAACTACGGCAACAAGAACGACGACGGATGCAACAGCCGGCTCCGTGACGGCTTCGCTACCGCTCTTTCGGTGTTCAGGCATTTCATGACGATAAACAACACACCGTTCGGATTCTTCATAGCCGACTCCCAGAAGGTAAGCGACACCGCCATCAAGATCACGAGCCGCTTCGAGAACGAGCTCGTCATCGCCGAAAAGGACCGGAAATACAAGACGACACTGTTCCTGTGGGTTTACACCCGTTGGGTCGCGGAGATGCTGATAAAGCTCCACAAAACATTCCACGACCGTTACGTCCGAGCCCGAAAGGACGACACGCTTTTCATGACGCTGTGGGACGAGATCAACACCCCTATCTTCACCTGGTACATCAGGCGGAGGAACCGCTGGTGGTACATCAAGGAGAGGGTCATAAACATCCACCATACCTCCGAAACCACCAAGGACAGCGAGGACATGATGTATTACATCATCCCTAAAGGGGACTACGCCGACAACTACGCCACGGACATGCTCAGAAAGCGGCTCAACAAGATCAAAGGCTCCAAAAAGCGCTCATGGACCGACGCCGGGAAGTTCAAGGGCCTTTACACCGAGAAGGCCGACGACGACATGATCCACAGCTACATGGGCGGGTTCCTCGGCGACGAGAACCTCGAGGACCCTGACGACATCGAGAAAGGGTGCAGGGCGGTTTCACCGGCCGACGATTCCGTTAAGCAGCTTGTCAACAAGATTGTCGATAGCATCATCAAGTGATGTGACGGCATTAAACCAAAAAATGCCTCGCTTCACGGCGGGGCTTTTTGAATATCAGAGTTTCTTCGAGGCTTCGGTTTCGAAGAGATTAGATGGCCTGCACCCCAAGGCCTTTGAGAGGGCGACCACGGAATCGTATGAGCATTTGTGAAGGTCCCTCCGTCCATGCTCGAGGCATAATATTGACTGATACGGAACCTTTGAGGCCTTCGCCAATTCGGTTTGGGACAAACCCTTCTTCTCGCGCAACTCTTTGATCCTATTGTTGGCCATGTTGCTTTTCCATTTCCTTTTTTCTCGCCTCGACCTTCGCGACCGTGTCCCTCGAAAGCCCGGGGAAGGTAGGCTTCCCCGGGAATCCGATGACGTCGGCCAAGAAATGCCAAGCGAACGCGTTGGCGTCGATTTCGGCCGGTTGGCAGTTATATTCGTCAACGTCGCCGAATTGCGCCCGATCGCGATAGCCCTTGATGATTTCTGGGGCCTTCTTCGCCTGCCAGATGTGCCTCCACTCGTGGGCGAACATAAAAGCCACATCGATTGTCAGGTCGCTTTCGGCGTTCCGGATTCGGATACTGTCGCTTTTTAGGTCATAGGCGGCAACGGTGCCCAAAAATGGATCGCATTTGACGGAGCTCGGAGCGACCCCGGTCTCGTCGCGGAGGGCCGCCAACAGTTTTGACACTCCAGGAAGGCTCACTTCAATCGTGCTCATTTATTCCACCTCCTTCCAAATGGCCGAGTTCTTCCGGGGCTTCCCAGGAAGGGTCCGAATTACTGTAATCGACGATCTTCTGAATTCCTTATATTCGCCGAAGATCTTCACCATCCCGGCGTTGCCGTCTTTCTCGGTCCACGTGGCCACTCCCGTATTGTCCTGGCATCTAGGGTGGTTCCTCGTCCCGGTCCAAACCTTGTAGCCGACGATGGCCCAAACGACCTTGCTCGTGTGGGCGACCTTCTCGGCCTTCTCGTGCTCCAAGGCCATCACGTCGGCATTCTCGAGGTCGGAATTAAAGCCGTAGAAGTCGGTCTCATGAAAGTATTTGCCGGAGTGATGCCATCCTCTCTGATTGAGGAACTCATCCCGCAGTTCTTGGAGCGAAAGCTTTCGGCAATGATCCAAAGCTTCCTTTCCGTAAACCTCCTCTATCGCGTCAAGGATGGCCACCTTAGTCCACTTCGACATGGGGGACTCGCCCGCGTCATAGGCAGCGGCGGCGCGAACGCTCATGGATTGCCCGACATAACCGGAGTTCCCATAAAAACCGCTCATGGTCATTGCCTTCTTTCAATCCTACTATACTAGGGCTGTGGCACTAGTTCAAGAGCGATTTGCATTTTCCCGCCACCCTCCCCGAAACCGGGAGGAACGCGGGCGGCGCCTAATCGGCGCAATTTTCGCGTCATAATGAGGTGTTTCGCCTAATCGGCGAAACGCTCTTATGTAGCTTCTTTGTGTATATGCTTTCTTTAAAAAAAGAAAGTTATAGATACAAAGAAACACACGCGCGTTCCTCGGGCGTGCAGGAACGCCACGGGGCCACCCGGCCAGGCGATCGCTCAGCGTCTGCGTCTTCGTTTGCTTAGGCGATGGATCTTGATCGCCATGAAGACAATCACGACCAAGGCCACGGCCAAAAGGAAGCCGAGGAGGCCGGCGACGTAAGGGGACCAGTCCATCGGCTCGGCGGTGGAATGGGGGGTCGGATCGGTGATGATAACTCCCGGAAGCTTGGGCACGCTGGTTAAGAAAAGCATAAGGATAGTATACTCCAAACAACAAAAACGCCTTCCGTCACTTATCGCCTCATTTAACATCAGTATTAACGCACGCACGCAACCCTAATAAGAAAGAAAAACAAAAGAGGAACCAAAACCAGCAAACCTTGTATAGCCAATACATACCCTCTCAAAATGTATAAAAAAACCGTAAGAATACCAAACTTTGAATACACCTTGCTACATTTGGCTCACGCTCATATCAGCCATAAATGTTACGAAGTAACGTTTATACACGTTCGCTACATTCCGCTCTTGGGTTGGTAAACATTCCCCCCTCAGCCACCAATTGAAAGTAAACCCTGATTTCATCGGGGTTTTTATTTTGGAATGTATATGGAATGTATATAGAATGTATATAGAGGTTTTTATCGTCTTTGGTTTTTATCGTCTTTGTCACGAATGATTTCATCCAGCTGTTCGGATTGGTCTTTGGCGAAAGCCTCGCCCACGTGCCAATAAACGTTCATCGTTACGTCCGGGGACCTTCCCAATTCGTCTGATAGAGCCTTGACTTCTTCGGGCCTTTTCGCCATAGACATTCTCCAACTCGTGTTTGTGTGCCTAGTTCCGTGTATTGAGATACGTTTCACACCGCACATCTCTATATGCTCCTTAAGACGTCGGGCAATGGTGGATTCGCCGATTGGTTTTGATTGGCCAAAGAAAACGAACGAATCTCCTTTGGATTCAGGGTAAGCATCTTTCAATTCGCGAAAACGTCTCATCATTCCGCCCGATAGCGCGATTTGTCTGAAACCATTCTTTGTCTTTGGGGTAATAATCTCACTTTTTCCGGTTCCGCTTTTTGCGGCAGCATTATGAATGATTGTCACATAGCCTGTATCCAAGTTAATGTCATCCCACATCAATCCACGTAACTCACCGACTCGGCAACCGGAAACCAAAGCCCAAATGAAAAATAGTTTCCATTTATCTTGTTCAGGAAACGTTGATAAGAACTTGTTTGCTTCTTCGGGTGTCCAGGCAATTTTCTTTTTCGGTGGCACCGCGTCAGACGCAATCGGTTCGGTAGCGATTCTCGAAGCTCTGAAATCCTCCTGATTGATTGAGTTCAAGAAATCAAACGCGAATTCACTCATTGACCTAAAATTTCGGAATTGGTCGTTCGAGGTCCTTGCGGAACAAGCATCATTCAAAACGTGTTGTCTCCAAGCCAGAAGATTTGTTCGCTCGTAACCCTGTTTAACTGTCTTTCCTTCAAAAAATTTCCCAATCCATTTTCCCATTTCGGTTTTGACATTTTGAGTGGTGGAAATTTTCCACCTTGACGATTTCATGGAAATATACGAATTCATGAGTTCGGTCATTGTTCCGGCATTGGCGTTGAAACCATGTTTTATTAGAAAAATCTCCTTTTGTCTTGAAAGGTCATTTTCAGCTTCATGAGATGATGCATAGCCTTTCTTGCCAAGGTGATGGTGGGAATGGTCAGGAAGAGTGACGATGGTATCAATCATCCATTGTTTGTTATTCTTTGGATCTCGCTTTATTGAACTGTTCATTTTATACCATTCGCTTTCTTGAATTCCTTTACAAGGTTCTTGATAAAATCCTTTTGCGAATCGCTCAAACCTTGCATATTGAGCTCCGCTTCCATTGAAACCTTATCAAAACGAAGCTGTTCAATATCGATGTTAAAGCCTTTAGGAGAGGCAAGCTTTATCAATAGTTTATCCGGGAAAATTCTTCTCCCTATTTCGTAATTCGAGTACGAATGAACCGAGATGCCCAAAAAATCAGCGGCTTCTTTTTGATTCCACTGTTTTTGCTTCCTCATCTCTTTGATCAAATCTAGATTTGCCACCCTTATACTATGCAATAAATTCACGACTTGTTCACAAAAAAGTGTTGCAAAGTGATTCAAACGTGATTAGAGTGTGATTAAAGTTCACGACCTAATCACGGAGGAGTAATACATGGACCAGACAAGTGCAATCAGCGAGACCGATTTTGAAAGGATCATGAGTCAGCGGTATTTAACATCTGACGACATCGCTAAGGCTTTCATGATCAATAAGCGGGCCGCCAAAAACATCAAAAGAGTAGCGATAAAAAGTTACGACGGGGCTTGTCCTTTAAATTCCCATATTGTTCTTAAGGAAGCCGTTATGAAGGCCGCTGAAAGCCTAAAAAAGAGTAAGGCAACTCAGCACCAGGCGGGGGAATAGGCATGAATGAGCTCAAGAAATTCTTCTACGTTTGGAACCATCATTGCCGATTTCTTGGAGATGGGACGAGGCTCAACCCGAAAAAGAACGAAAGCCTCATCGTGACCAATGTTGTTTACCGTTATCATCGCGGACAGAAATTCGGAACGATCTTCTACGGCGATGGCACTTTCACAAAAGAGTTTCCAGTCAATAACAAGAACCTTTCTGACTTGGCGAAAAAAGCCAAGGACTTCTGTATCTGGTACGAGGGAAGAAATGCAGCGATGTTACGAAGCCAAAACGAGCAACAGCAAGGAGTGTGAATATGAATAACGATGCAATTTCCGAAGGCCTTATTATCGACAACTTCGCCGGCGGTGGTGGAGCATCCACTGGCATTGAGCTGGCCATGGGCCGACCGACCGACTACGCCATCAACCACGACATAGAGGCAATCCTCATGTTCAAGACCAACCACGCGAATACGATATGCCTCCACGAGGATGTCTATAAGGTCAATCCGGTTAGGCTGTGCGCGAAGCGCCCGGTTTTGCTCGCCTGGTTCTCGCCAGATTGCAAGCATTTCTCGAAAGCGAAGGGAGGCAAACCCCGGGACAAGCACATCAGAGGCTTGGCTTGGGTGGCCGTGAAATGGGCGAAGACCGTTCGCCCCAGGGTGATAATGCTCGAGAACGTCGAGGAGTTCAAAACTTGGGGCCCGATAGATGACGAAGGCAACCCGATCAAGGAAAAGGCCGGATCGACTTTCCGGAAGTTCGTCAGCGAGTTAAAAAACCTCGGCTACGAGGTCGATTTCCGCGAGCTGGTCGCCGCCGATTACGGCGCGCCGACCAAGAGGAAGCGTTTCTTCATGATCGCAAGATGCGACGGCCTTCCCATCGTGTGGCCGGAGAAGACCTTCGCCGAGCGCGGAAAGTGCAAGCCGGGCCAAAAGCCGTGGAGGAGCGCCGCCTCGATCATCGATTTCTCCCTGCCTACCAAATCCATCTTCAACCGCGAGAAGGATCTAGCAGAACCGACCAAGAGAAGGATCGGGCGCGGATTGGAGAAGTTCGTCCTCAAATCGGCCGACCCGTTCATCATCCCAGTCGGGTACGGGGAGAAGAAAGGCCAGCTGCCGAGGGTCAACGACATAAATGATCCTTTGAGCACGGTCGTTTCTTCCGTCAAGCAAAACCTCGTCATGCCGGTTTTGCAGGACGCCCGTTATATGAAAGACGAGAACCGCCGTCTTCTCGACCTGAACGAACCAATCCAAACAATCGCCGCCGGAGGAAACCACGCGGAGCTGCCCGAAGCCAAACTTGCCCCATACATGGGCGTGAACAATTTCTCGGATCGTGGGAGGGATTGCCGAAACCCTTTGGCCACCGTGACGGCGTTCAACAAGGAAGTCCTTTTGAACCCCATGCTCGCCCCGTTCATCTCACAAAACTTCGGAGGCTCATACACAGGTTCCGGATCGGACATGAAATCTCCTTGCCCGACCGTGACGGCTTGGGACCACAACAGGCTCATTGAGCCGAAGGTCGCGCCTTTCATCGGAGTTAACAACTTCGCCAACTCCGGATCGCCGGCTGATAAGCCTTTGCCGACGGTAACGACAGCACCACATAAGAACGTTTTGCTGGCTCCGACCATCACCGACTACAAGTTCTCCAACGACGGGAGCCGGGCGGATTTGCCCCTCCCAACCGAGACCGCCGTTCGCAGCCATTACCTGACCGCCGAATACCTTTCAGAGTACTACGGAAACTCGGATGCGGCTAAAGTCGACGATCCGCTTCCCACCGTCACCGGGAAGGATCGCCACGCCTTAGATTCCGCGTTCATGCAGGAGTACTACGGCGGCTATTACAAAGGAAACGGAGCTGAGATGCCCTCTCCTTTGCCGACGGCCACCACTAAGCCGAGGTTTTGGATTGTAGATGTTCACCTTTCGAAGGACGACGAAAAGGCTTTGGGAAATTGGCTCCTCGTCCGGGAGTTCATCAACAAATACACCTCGGTCAAGGTCGGGGAGAATCAGATCCTCCTAATCAAGATCGACGGGCACGACTACTTCATCTCGGATATCGGGATGCGGATGCTTACTCCGCGCGAGCTCTACGACGCCCAGGGGTTCCCGCACGACTACATCATCGACCATGACTACACGGGCAAGAAATACCCGGCCACCGAGCAGGTCGCCCGCTGCGGAAACGCCGTGCCTCCCCCGTTCGCGGAAGCGCTGGTCCGCGCCAACTTCAAGGACCTTTGCCCGAAGGCCAAGATCACTACCATGTGCGCTTTGGCGTTTTCGCAGGAGCGCTATATGAGAAATCGCACCCCTTTCAACGGGGTCACGGCGGATGGCCAAACCTCGCTTTTCACCGATTTCGACCTATACACGAAGCAAGTTGCCGAGGAAAGGAAGGGCACGCGAAATGGCATCTAACATTAGCACCCCGCAGGCCATCGAGGCCGAAAAGGCGGCGTTGGGATCCGTCCTCTCCGACGAGAGGGCCGCTTCGTTGGTTTGCTCATCGCTGATTCCGGCTGATTTCGTAGAAATGAAGAACCGGCTTGTCTTTGAGTCGATGCTCCGCCTTTTCTTGGATAGGAAGCCGATAGACCCGACAACAATCGTCACCGACATGGAAACCCATAAGGTAATCGACGATGCCGGAGGTTCTGATTACCTTTTTGAGCTCGTACAAAGCTGCATCAATCCCGACAACGCTTCCTTCTACGTCCGGATAATCCGGGACCATTCGAGGCTTAAAAACTACATCCTCTCGATCGATGGCGTTTTGAAAAAATACGCAAGGGGAGAGGTCGAGGACCCATCGTCTTTCATCGCCGAGACGAAGCCACAGATCGACGAGGCGGCAATCGCCGGATCATCGGAGGGTTTCAAACCGATTGGAGCCGTTGCCGACGCCGTTCTCAATCAAGTGACCCTAGCCAAGGAATCCGGAAAGGGGACCGTTACGGGCATAGACACAGGCTTCCCCTCGCTTAATGCCATAACACACGGCTTCCACAAGAACGACCTCATCATCATCGCCGGGCGCCCTTCGATGGGAAAAACCGCCCTTGCCGGAAACATAGTCTCCGCCGTGGGGAAAAACGGCGGCGTAGTCGCTTTCATCTCATTGGAAATGACCCCTGAGCAAGTGGTGAAGCGCCTTTGTTCGCCTATTTCGGGCGTTCCGCTCGATTCGCTGGAAACTGGCAACCTGACCGCCGAGGAGTATCAGAAGGCGAAGGACGCCACCTCCGAAATCAAGCGCATGAAGGTCTTCTTCGACGACGCCTCCACTGGATTGGCTGGGGACGTGGTGGCAAGCGTAAGCAGGATAAAGGCAAACAACCCCGACCTTTCGCTCGTGGTCATCGACTACCTCGGCCTGATGAAGACGGCGGCGAGGATGGAAAGCCGTCAGATCGAGGTGGCCTCGATCACCAGGTCCCTCAAAAGGCTCGCCCGTACCCTAGACGTGTCGATAGTCGCCCTTTGCCAGCTAAACCGCGAGATCGAGGAGAAGAGTGAGGGAGCAAGGCCGACGATGGCCAACCTTCGCGAGTCCGGCGCGATCGAGCAGGACGCGGACGTAGTGATACTTATTCATCGCCCAGACTATTACACGAGCAGGAAAGCCGGGACAAAGGAGAGCTATCCGTCGGTCGCCGAGCTGATCGTGGCAAAAAACCGAAACGGCGGCACCGGGATAGCCCGGACATATTTCTATGGCGACAAATGTCTTTTCGTCAACGCAAGCGACAAAATCCAGGAAGGGTCCCTGAGCAAGACTTTGGCCGATAACGAAAGGAAGCGCAAAGCCTATCAGAACGGACAAACCATCGACCTCTCCAAGGAGGATGACTGAATATGCCATCCAAAAGCGACTTAAAGGTCTACTTCTACGCCAAGCATCAGGCTTTGAGCCTCCGCAGCCACAACTGGGTTGTCATAGACGGTCAGCCTGACGACATTTCCGGCGCCTGCCACAAGCTCTACGACAAGATATTGGACGAGTCCATAAGGGGCGCCGGAATCCTCCAGTTCTCAAAGAACAGAGGATACACGACTGAGGAGCTTTTTGCCCTTGCTCAATTTAAGGATTTCTCATTGGCGAAAAAGGCTTGGGACCTCCTCCAAAAGGAAGACCTGATAAAAGTCGGGAAAAATAACAAGGTTTCCATCATTGGTCGGGAAGTGATGTTTGAAAACGAAACCGAACGAGCGAGAAGATTGAGGCTTTATCGAGAGAAAAAGCGAAAAGAAGAAGGTGTTCAAAAGGTGTTCAAACGAACACCCGTTGAACTCCCCTTAGTCCCTTCCCTTGACAATCCTAATCCTTTATCCCGTTTTGAGAGTTTCAAACTCATTCATGAAAGAGAGGGGATTCAAAAATTTTGGGAAACATACCCGAAAAAGAAGAACCCGGAAGCGGTCATTGGTTGGTGGGTCAAAAACCAGCCGACCAACGACGACGCCGAGGCCATGTGCATCGCCTTGGCCCGGGACATGAGATCGGACAACTGGATGAAGGACACGGGGCGGTTCATCCCGGACCCCGACAAGTGGCTGGCCCTCCACCGATGGTCGGACGAGGATCTTAAAGCCTATTACCGATCAAAGGAAGGGGGCGCCTGATATGGCCGCCCCATGCTACGCCCTGTACAAAGGCGACGAGTTCGTCGACCTAGGCAGCATCCGCTACCTGGCAAAGGAGCTCGGCATCAAAGAAAGGTCGGTCATCTACTACATGAGCCCCGCGTACCAAAGGAAGCTGGGCGGCGACGCCAAAGGCAGCCATTACATCCTGATCCGGATCGAGGACGACGAAAAGGAGGAGCAAGCCAAATGCCAAAATGCGAGAAATGCGGCGGCGAGCTGAAACTCGACTACGTTGACGACCGACCTGACGGATCCAAGCGCGAGTGGTGGTACTGCCCGGAGTGCCGCGCCGTCGTCATCAGGACCATCGACCACCATTGCCTGGTCAAAGTCGAGAGGCGGCAGGAACCGGAGGTGCAAATCCTATGAAATGCGAACTCTACAGGGACAACTTCCAGAACTTCGCCAGATACGACATCCCGAAAGCGCAGCTGGTCATCGCCGACATCCCCTATAACGTCGGCAACCTGGCCTATGGCTCCAACCCCCAATGGTACGTGGACGGCGACAACCGGAACGGGGCGAGCGGCCTTGCCGGTAAATCGTTCTTCCCTACCGACGACGACTTCCACATAGCGGAGTTCTGGGCGTTCTGCAACCGGATGCTGGTCAAGGAGCCCAAGGAGGCGGGGAAGGCCCCGGCGATGATATGCTTCTGCTCCTTCCAGCAGATGGCGGGCATGGTCGATCTCGGGAAGAAGTACGGGTTCGCCAACTCCTATCCGCTGGTGTTCGTGAAGAATTTCTCCTCGCAGGTGCTCAAAGCCAACATGAGGATAGTCGGCGCCACCGAGTACGCGCTGGTGTTCTACCGGGACAAGCTCCCCAAGTTCAACGGCGGCGGGCGGATGGTGTTCAACTGGTTCGAGTGGGCGAAGGACGGCAAGGAGATCCCGAAGATCCATCCCACGCAAAAGCCCGTCGCCCTTCTGAAGAGGCTCATCGAGGTCTTCACCGACGCGGGGGACGTGGTCATCGATCCGGTAGCCGGAATCGGTAGCACGTTGCGTGCCGCCTATGAGCTCAACCGCGAAGCATACGGTTTCGAGGTAGACAAGGAGTTCCACGAGAAGGCCGTAAGCGAGATGTTCGCCAACATGAGCGTCGACTTGATACACGGCTCTCAGAAGTCCGAGCGTCAGCTGAAAGCCGAGCGATACATCCAAGGGGGATTGCTATGAAAAACGAAATCGTCCTCGGCGCAAATTAGCCCAAAAAAGAGAGGAAAGCGGACATGAAAAACGCAAGAGAATTACGTTACGCGTTTGATCAGCTGAGCCAAAGGGTCAACGTCAAGGACCACCTTAAGACCATCGCCGGCCTCGTCAAGGCGGTCGAGATACTGCAAGCCAGGGAGTTCTGGGTGGTCGGGCGGCTGGGAGGACACGGTAAGTTCGACGCCAGCCAGGTCAGATTCTCGGATTGCCCTTTCTCCACATCCATCCGCTGCGAGGGGAGTTTCCTAACGATTTCCCGAAGGTACCACTTCGGCGACCGCTCGGATGACATCGACATGGTCTTCCTCACCAAGGAAGAGGCCGAGGCAAAGGCGAATGAGCTGAACGAGGAAGAAGAGAAGTTCGATAAGGCGCAAGCCCGCTTCGAAAAAGCCCAAAAGGAGGCCAAGCTATGAAGCAAACCAAGATCGACTGGTGCGATAGCACGATCAACCCCGTCGTGGGTTGCAATCGCGGATGCCCTTACTGCTACGCCCGCAAAATCAACGAGCGGTTCCACATCGTCAAAGACTTTGCCCAGCCGGAGCTGAAAGCCGACAAGCTCATACCGCTCACGAACAAAACCCCGAAGTCCATCTTCGCCGATTCGATGTCGGATCCGGAATACTGGACCGAGGAGCAAACCGCGGCGGTCATCGACTGGATGAAGAAGTCCAGCCAAAACTACTTCATGCTCCTCACCAAGTCGCCGAAGACCCTCGAGGACATCAGAAGCAGGGAGGACGCGAAGCCGCTGTTCGAACCTGGCAGCCAAAAGCTCTTCCTCGGATACTCGTGCGGAACGGTCTGTCTCGTCAATTTGGCGATGATGGAGACTTCGTATACGGAAGGTTTTAAGGCCGACTTCCTGTCCATCGAGCCGCTAGCGGAAGATCTCAGCACTGTTGGTTTCTCGATCCTTATGGACAATAAATCCACCCCAGATCTCCGACTTGTGATCATCGGGGCCGAGACCGGCAACCGCAAGGGCAAGGTCGAGTGCAAGAAGGAGTGGGTCGACAATATCGTAGAAATCTGCGACAAGCGCCCGGTCAAGGTCTTCATGAAATCCTCACTCAAAGAGATCATGGGGAAATCCTTCCGGCAGGACGAGCTGCCGTGGCCCGTCGGCAAGAAGGAGGTCAAGTAAATGCCTGCTAAAAAATGCAGAGTCTGCGGCTGCGACGGCAACCTTCCGGTGCTGATCTACGTGACCCGAGGACGAGGAAAATACCTTGCCAGGTCGTCCGGCCCCGCTCTGAAAGGCGGTTATCAGCTCTACTCTGACGAAAGGGACATACCACGGAAATGGCAGGCCCTCAACGGCTTCGCGGCATTTGAGTGCAGGTGCTCCGAGGCTTTCGGGCTGGTCCAAGAGAAAAACCCAGGATGCGAACCGTACGGGTTTCCCGACTGCTATGTGCTTGATCATCCTCAGGCCCAAGAGGACCCTTTGCCTGACGAAGACGAAATGGGGCGCTTTCGGATCATTAAAAGGTCGGGCCTCTCAAACTACCAACTGAACCTGTACGGGAAAGGCAAGCGACTTCACGCCTGCCACTTCGAGAGCGTCCGAGCGATCGAACCGCTCCAACTCACCGAGCTGTACTGGGACTCGGCCTGCACCCAAATGGTTCTTAACGCTCCGCAATCCTTCTGCTACGTCTACAGGAAGATGCCTGTGGCGCCATACGTTCAAAAATGCGTTCTCGTATCGATACATTCGAAGTGGGTCATGGAGCTGGCGAACCACTCCGTCGACCGGGCCATTTTCCCCAAAGTATGGGAGATCCGGACGCAACTATGGAAAGGAGTCGAGGAAAAATGATCGAAGAGCAAAAGAAAGGAGGCCAAAAGCCATGAACGTCGCAACGATAGTTTGGATAGTCTACCTGAGCCTATCCGCAGCCGCCGCCATAGCCTGGGTCATCGTCGCTTTCGCCAAGGGAAGGAAGGCCGAAAGGACGCTTCGGCTCTTCTACTGCGGCCCGAAAGACCTGAAGGAGCTCGATTACATCGAGTACTCGAAGGTGGCCAAGGCCGGATGGTTTCTACAAAAGAGCGACCGCGACATAGAGGACGAGCGCAGGATGTACAGCTCCGCCTACCGGGAGATCCAAAAGGAGATCGCCAAGCCTGCCGAGCCTCCCAACCCATCTCCCGTAGGGGCCGACGTTTGGTGCCTGCGGTGCGGAAACGCCGACCGGTGCCCAGAATACAGAGCCGGGAAATACTGCGGCGGCTCGGAGTTCCAGGCGGAAATGGAGGAAGATAAGCATGACGGACAATAAGACGCTGCTCCAAATGGCCCAAGCCATTCGGCAAGGGCCGAGCCGGGAAGCCCTTGAACTCATCGACCAGGCGGCCTCGATACTGAAAAGCCATTGCCTTCTCTCCGAAAAGGTCCGCAAGAAGCTCGTCGAGGTCAAGCATTCCGTCCAAAAGTCGGCCGGGCTCGCCATCGACCCTCCGGACGGGCGAACCCGGAAGATCCTGAAGGACGGGTACGTCGCCGTCATCTATCGGAAGGACGACGTCAACCAGCTAACGATGCAGGCGGTGGCCACCACCGAGGAGCTGGCTGAATTCGGCAGCATACCCCCTCAAAAGGCCGGGAAGATACTCAGGCAAGCCAAGAAGCACGGATGCACCTTCCGCCTCGGAGGAACGGCTTATGGCATCGAGGTGGTGAAAATCGGCGACCGCGCCGTCTGAAACGAATTTTGCAGGCCAGTCACAAAAAGGCTGGCCTTTTCGTTTGCGTCGGCGGTTTTCCCGAAAACATAAAGAAAGGCACGCGCATAAAAATCCGCACTAGGCCGAGAATCGCGCTTTTCGATGGTATTCTCGGGATTGAAGTGGGAGTCCCGGGCAATGGGGCTCCCGGAAAGGGGACCCAAACATGCCGACACCGAAAGAGCCTTGCTCGACGAAATCGCTGTGCCTGTACGACAGCACTTTCGACAAGCTCAAGGAAATCCGGAAACGGCATGAAAAGGAGATCTCGCGGTTCGGGAACGTCGACGGACTCGCCGCCCCGATCGCGTGGCTCATACACCACCAAGCCGCCTCAGACGAGAAAGGCCAGGCGAAGAGGGAAAAGCATTCCTTCAGCAGCCAAGCGCCTCCTCCTAACGAATACGATAGGCAGGCCGATCCCGCCAAACAAGGCGGTTAGGCGCCGGGGGCTTGGCTCATGCATCGTGCCAGGCTCCCGACAATATTGGCGAAACGAGGCGAAAACGAGGCAAAACACAGGCATCAAGCCTAGAAAGGTCAATAAGAAATGTTGACAAAAGGAAAGAAAATCCTCGTCGGCACACTATGCGTCCTCGCGACCATCGGTGCCGCCGGCGCGGTGGCTGGCATCATCTACCAGCAGAAGGCTCTTAACATCATCGACGACACGATCCGATCCGACAAATGGCTCGGAGTCGAGTTCGGAGCCGATGGGGAGGCCACCCGCCTAGGGGCCGCCGAAGGCAAGCTCGCCGGCATCAATGGCGAGAGAAACGACTTCGACCTGCTCCCCGTCTACCGCAAGATCCACACCTACGCCGAGAACGGCGAGAAGAAGTGGATGGTAAACGACTTCTACTACAAGCACGTTGTCACCGGCACCGTCGGGTCCGAAGGATTCAAAGAAGCCTTCTACGTCTGCGAAAAACAGCTAGACGACACCTGGACGCTCCCGGCGGCCTTCGTGGACGCCAAAGGCGAGAACCGAGGGCACTTCACCCTCGGGGCCTACAAAGCCTCATACAACGACGACAAGACCAAGCTCCTTTCCAAGAAGGGAAGCTACGGGGCCGTCGCCCTCACCCTCGAGGAAGGGCGCAAGCTCGCCAAGGCCAACTCGGCCGTGGTGGCAGAGCAGCGCAAGACCGACATCGTCAACACCCTCATGATGATCGAGTTCGCGCAGCGGGACGTCCAAGACACGTTCCAGGGGATGATCGGGTCTCAAATGACCGCCAGCTGGGACGCGACGCTCAACGCCGCGACCGGAAAGGTCAACTACCTCAACATCTCCTCGAATCAGTCCATCCCCGACCTGATCAAGGCTTGGACCCCGGGCCTCGGAGTCTTCGTTACGGACGGTGCCGGAGAGACCTATGACGGCGGCTTCCGGACAATCACCGGAGTCAGCGTCGAGAACCTCGCCACTTCAAGCTCCGCCGCCAGCTCAAGCAGCGCCCCTGCCTCGACCACCCGAGTGGCCAAGATCTCCTTCGACGGCGAGGGCATCGACTTCTCCGCCCTCAACGCCACCATCGCCGAGAAGACCGGCGTCAACAACAACACCGTCGAGCTCGACACCGGATACGCCATCAACGGCATCTGCGACTCCCTCGCCGGAAGCTCGCACGAGCTCAAATCCATCAACGGCCACGACCTCGCGGTCGGAAACCGCCCGTTCGCCTGGCGCGGCCTCGAGAACGTCTACGGATCGACCTTCGAAATGATCGACGGCTCCGTCATGAAGACTGTCAGCTCCGCGACCCCAGCCAATAAGAAGGCAACACTCGACGTCTGCATGGACCCCGCCCTCTACGGCGAGGCCAAGGACGGAATGACGTCAGCGATCGACTACAAGACCGCGTTCACGCTCGGAACGTTCGTCTCAAACGCCTTAGACATCGCCGCCTTCCAGAGCGACGCCGAAGGGTTCGAAGGCATGCTCGTGCCAGGACAAACCGTAGCCGACTCGACCTTCGAAGCCTATTACGGCGACGTAGCCGGACTCCGCGACAACTCCGCGGCCACCAGCGAGACAACCGTCTATTCCGGCCTCTACCGCGGAACCGCCGCGGGCAGCAACCGCAGCATCGGCCCGTCGTTCGTCGACGGCAACGACTTCGCCAACGCCAACTGCAGCATCGGCGCCCGCCTCTCCTTCGACATCTGAGAAACCAAGAGGTGAAGGGGACATCTCCCCTTCATCCCTTAGCGGGGCGCGACCTCAGCAAAAAGGGCTCGCCGTTCGCTGGCTCGCCGCGGGCAACAACCGCAGCAACGGCCCGTCGTTCGTCGACAGCAACGACTTCGCCAACGCCAACTACAACATCGGCGCCCGCCTCTCCGTCTTAGCAATCCGCCGACGCTGAAGCCGTCCCGGCCCCGAAAGAGGCCCAAATAAGCCAGGTCTACAAAGGAGCCAGTAGGGCGAGAGCCTCGAAAACCCCTCACGGCTAAAGAAGGAAACATGAAAAGAACCGGGCATCTCTTCGAGAGGGCGACCGACGTCGCGTCCATAAAGCACGCGATCGCCGCCGCCTCCAAAGGCAAAGCAAACCGGCCGGAGGTCCGATCCGTCCTATCCGACATTGACAACGCCGCCGAAGCCATCAGAGGCATCGCCCTGGCCGGCTACAAGCCGTCCAATGGCGTGAAAAGAATGAAGGTCATCGACGGGCCCTCCAAAAAGCAAAGGGAGGTGTACAAGCTGCCGTTCTTCCCCGACCAGTGCATCGAATGGGCCGTCGCCGAGGCGTTGAGGCCGATCCTCGAAAGGGGTCTCGACCCGTACTCGGTAGGCTCAGTGAGAGGCCGGGGAGGGGCGGCGGGAAAGAAAGCCGTCGAGCGGTTCTACAATAACGACCGAAAAGGCACCAAATGGTCCCTCTACTACGACGTCCGCCATTTCTATCAGAGCGCGCCGCAGGAAAAGGTCCTATCGGCCCTTCGGACGAAGATAAAGGACGAAAGGTTCCTGAGACTTGTAGCGCAGCTGATGGGGGTGGCACCGACAGGATTGGCCATGGGCACCTACCTAAGCCAAATCCTGGGAAACTTCTACCTCCAGCGGCTGGACCACACGATCCGCGAATCGATGAAAGCCGAGCACATGGTCCGAAACGTGGACGACACCATCGTCTTCTCCGGCAACAAAAGAAAGCTCTCGAACATAAGAAAAAGCATCATCGGCGAGCTGGCCTCTCTCGGGCTGGAGATGAAGCCAAACTGGCGCATCTCCAGGACGAGGGACGAGGGAACGGACTTCGTAGGGTACCGGATATTCCCCAACGGGAAGTCGGAGATCCGTAAAAGGGTCTTCCGCTCAGTGAGGAGGACCGCCCTCAGGCTAAGGTTCCACGGCGTCAGCAAGAAGCGCTCGAAAAGGATGATGAGCTACTACGGCTTCGTCAAGAACACGAATTCTAACAAGGTCATCTCGAGGTACCTTAAGAACCCCGATCTGATAGAAAAATCAAGGGCCGCCATAAGGTCGCCCGAAAAGGAGTCAAAAGCATGAACAAATCATCGAAAACCCTAACGGCCCTCGCAATCGTGGGCCTTTTGGGCGCTCTGGCGGTGGGGGCGACCTCCCACTGGTTCTCCGATTTCAGCAGCTACACGAGCGTCGGGGAGGCCGTCAAGAACTGGGTGAACGGCAGCGGAAGCTCGTCTTCATCGAGCCGAAGCGGGTCGTCTTCCTCGTCCCCCCTGACGGCGATCAGGGTGCAGGAGATGTCGACCGGCACCGACGGCAGCGGACACGTCACGAAAACCTTCTCATACAGCGTCTCGCCGACGAACGCTGACGACACGATCGTCTACTCGATAGCCTGGTCGACCGAGGACGCCACCCACACATCCTCCAACCTGTCCAGCTACGTCACGGCGGCTCTTGACACCGTGGCTGAGACTTGCACGTTGACGTGCCTTCAGGCTTTCGACTCCCAGATCACCCTGACGATCAAATCCTACCAAACCCCCTCAGCGGCGGGGACTGTGCAAATAGAATACCTGCGTAAGGTACTTTCGATAACCTCGGCAGGCACTCTTAAAGTGCCATGCAACGCCGCGGACAACTCCGACCTGATGGCGACCTGCTCCTGGACCGAGAACAGCCTTTCCTTCACCAAGCAAGGCGGGGGCAGCTTCGGATCGCTACTGCAGATCGTC